GTTCATGATCTTACCGGCAGTCTCCTCAACGTCCACATTGTAAGGCGGATCAGTCAGGACGAGATTTGCTTTTTGCCCGTTCATCAGTTTTGTGTATGTCTCCGCAACAGTGCTGTCGCCGCAGATAACACGATGCCGTCCCAGATACCATATGTCGCCGGGCTTGGAGAAGGTCGGCTTTTTCAGTTCCTCGTCAACGTCAAATCCGTCCTCTTTGACCTGCTTGTCATGCACCTGATTGAAAAGCTGTTCGATCTCCGGCGGATCAAATCCGGTCTTGCCGAGGTCAAAATTACTGTTCTGGATATCTTCAAGCAGTTCAGCCAACATGTTTTCATCCCATGCTCCCGTGATCTTGTTAAGCGCAATATTCAGCGCTTTTTCGCGGACTTTATCTACATCGACCACCGCACAGGGCACATCAGTGTAGCCGAGTGCCATCGCCACTGATAATCTTTGATGTCCTCCTATGATGGTCATGTCCGCATTGACAACAAGCGGATCGGCAAATCCGAATTCCTCGATGCTGTTTTTGATTTTTTCGTATTCCTTGTCGCCGGGCTTCAGCTTTTTTCTTGGATTGTATTCCGCAGGCTTCAGCTCCGAGACAGGAATCATTCGCAGTTCTGCTGTTTTCATCTCATACCTCCATTTTTCAATTTAATGATCCGCTGATTCCTGCTTCCCCGAAAAGCAAGTGAGATGTCTTTCTGCTCCAAGAGAAACGGACCGTCTACCAGTACATCTATATACTGCAAGATTTCATCGCTTTGCAGCAGCTCGTAAGTGTATCCGCTGTACAGCCAGATATCTTTCTCCGACAATTTCTCACGGACTCGTTTCAGAAACGGAATCAATACTTTTTTATTTTCTTCTTCACACGGCTCACCGCCGAGAACAGAAAGTCCCTGAATCCATGAAGGACGCAGGGCTTCAATGATCTCATTTTCTGTTTCTATCGTGAACGGCTGACCGTAGGAAAAATCCCACGCTTCGGGGTTATGGCAGCCGACACAGTGATTCCGACAGCCGGAGACAAATAACGATACACGCACACCCTCACCGTTGGCGATATCCGTTTTCTTCAAACCACAGTAATTCACAGGTGCATCACCCGATCCTTGATTTCAGCGGTTCTGCCCTGATTCCAGTATTGCGTGCCGAGATAGCCGCAGGTTCGCCGACATACATTCATTGTCCGCTGGTCACGATTTCCGCAGTTGGGACACTTCCATATCAGCTTGCCGTCCTCCTCAACAATGCCGATTTCGCCGTCAAATCCGCAGGCTTGACAGTAATCTGATTTCGTGTTCAGCTCGGCATACATTATATTCTCATAGATAAATTCCATGACCGACAGTACCGCAGGGATATTGTTTTGGAGATTCGGAACCTCCACATAGCTTATCGCACCGCCGGGAGATAATTCCTGAAATTCCGCTTCAAATTTCAGCTTGCTGAACGCATCGATCGGCTCAGTCACATGAACATGATAGCTGTTGGTGATGTAGCTTTTGTCCGTTACATGAGGAATGATACCGAATCGCCGCTGTAAGCACTGTGCAAATTTGTAGGTGACGCTTTCCATTGGCGTGCCATACAGCGAGAAACTGATGCCGGTTTTCTCACGCCAACTCTTGCACTTATCGTTCAGAAATCGCATTACAGCAAGTGCAAATTCTTTTCCCTTCGGCTCTGTATGGGAGCGGCCTTTCATGCGGTAGGTCATTTCTGCGATTCCGGCATAGCCGAGTGAGATCGTACTGTAATTGTGATACAGCAGATCATCAATGACTTCACCATTTCCGAGTCGGGCAAGCGCACCGTTCTGCCATAAAATCGGAGCAACATCGGACGGCGTATCTTTCAGACGGTTGTGGCGACACATCAGAGCCTTAAAACACAGTTCACAGCGTTCATCGAGTAGCTGCCAGAACTTGTCTTCATCACCGCCGGAAGAGCAAGCGACATCAACAAGGTTTATCGTGGTAACGCCATGATTGAATCTGCCGTAATACTTGTGTTCATCAGACGGCGTGAGGAATGATCGGCAGCCCATGCAGGCGTACACATCACCTTTCAGCTTTTTCATAACTTTGGCGGAGATATAGTCGGGAACCATTCTTTTTGCTGTACATCTTGCCGCAAGTTCTGTCAAATAGTAATATTTTGATTCCGAAGAAATATTGTCCTCATCGAGAACATAGATCAGCTTCGGAAAAGCCGGTGTGATCCACACGCCTTTCTCGTTCTTGACACCTTCAATGCGTTGGAGCAGAGTCTCCTCGATAATCATTGCAAGGTCATCGCGGGTCTGTCCTTCCGGAACTTCATCGAGATACATGAATACCGTCACGAAAGGCGTTTGTCCATTGGTCGTGAGCAGTGTATTTATCTGATACTGAATGGTCTGCACCCCACGCTTGACTTCCCGGTGCACACGCTTTTCCACGATATGATCCAGTTCTTCGTCACTCAGCTTACATCCGCAATCGCAGTTTACATCCTCGAATATCTCTGCTCTGATTTTTTGTCGGCTGATATCCACAAAAGGAGCAAGGTGTGCAAGAGAAATTGTCTGCCCGCCATACTGGTTTGATGCCACCTGCGCAATGATCTGCGTTGCGATATTGCAGGCAGTGGAAAAGCTGTGCGGCTTTTCGATCATCGTGCCGGATACCACCGTACCGTTCTGGAGCATATCTTCCAGATTGACAAGGCAGCAGTTCCCAGTCACAATACCACCATCCAATGTGAAACTATGCGTTACTGGTTCCTCAACACAGTAGCAGAGCATTTTGGAACGATGATTATAGGATTCGATAGATTTTACTTTCCACATTTGATTAACGGGATTATATTTTACAAAATGGTATGTGGTTAGCTTGTGATTATCTTTGTACAGTGTATCTCGAACGGTTGTGCTTCTACTCGAAATGTAGAATCCCGCTATGCCTGAAGTTTCCTCAATGAATTCCATTATACGTTCATCGCATGTTGATGCACGATTTGAGTTAATCGCACCATCGGCTGCATAATATCCCTTAAAAGCTAATGCCTTTAGGTGAACAGGCATAAACCGCCATCCCTTACCATTCAAAAAATCCTGTTTCAGCTTTCCACGAAGTCGCATTAAATGGTCACCGTTTTCTCTAATCTGATATGATGAAAAACCCGCCATGTCGAAAATCCATTTGTAGACATTTTTTCTTCCGCATAGGCGCACCTGTGTCTGTCCGCACCATCCTTCTTGAGAATGATCGCAGCCGTCTCCGACAATGAAACCAATACAGAAAGCAAATGCCTCTTCGTAGCTGTTTATCGTATATCCGGTTGAATCTTTAAGTCCGATTAGAACATCGCCAACTTTTAGTGATGTTGTAACCGTGCCGTCCTTTAGTAGCCATCTGTGGTCTGCTGTGCATACTACTGTTCTTTCCATACGGCAGTTTTGAAGAGTTACTTTCTGCATTTTTCTCTTTCCGTATGTGTGAATGGTAGCAAGTCTGAGATCTCCATTCAAATCTTTAACATATACAGAGTCACCATCATGAAACTCCTTGAACTGTCGTATACCTCTATCGGTTATGAAACGAGTGGCTCCACTAAAGCAGTTGTGCATCGGTTCTGCGATGTAGTCCAGATCGTGTAAATGAATGATACCATCATCATGGGCAGAGATAATATCCTCCGGAAAGAGAAATCGACGGCAGATGTCTCTGCTGACCTCACCCGCCATATAGTCCCGGAGTGTGCTGTTGATGATCGGGTTCTTGTTGGCGTTTTCCTGTTTGGCTTCCTCATTATTGCGTTCGAGCAGGCTCAGGATCTTTCCGTCCGTGGTATTCATCCTGCGCTGCTGTTCATGCAGCAGTCTGTATTCGCTGTAATGGCGTGCAAGTTTGTACGCTTCGGCATTGTCAAGTTCATCGAGTACCATGTCCTGGACTTCTTCGACATGGACAGGTCTTGCAAGGGCTTCACACCGCTTTTCTACATTCCCGACAATAAAGCCGATAACAGTATCGCTGATTTTATCATCAACCTCTGCATTCGCCGCTGTAATTGCGGCTCTTATCTTTTCGCAGTCATAGGGAACTTCACATCCGTTCCGTTTGATAATTCTCAATTTATCATCTCCCTCTCTGCTTCATCAAGTAGTTGCGCACAAGTCTTGCTCTCATACTTCCTGCATTGCTGTTCAAGTACAGCCAGCACATATTCAACTTCAGAGTCTGTCAGCTCGATGCCGTACATATCCTCGTTATCATCGGAATCGGAATTGACAACAATGAAGGTGATGCTGCTGTCAAGCTGTACATCTACACTTTCGTTCGGCAGTTTTGATATGCCAATGTAGAAGTCATAGAAACCGTCAGTGTCTACATCATCGGTCCTGCCGTCTCTCGGGTGCATGGGCTTGTATCCCTTTTCAAGGCGGATACAGTCAGCGACCTCGACAAGTGCGTCCGTTGCTATGAGCTGAAATTCCACAGTTGGAATGCGGCATGGGTAAGTATCATATACCTCATCAGTGCCGTACATGATCTCAGCACCGCTGTCGAGGTGTATTGCTTCACGGATGAAGTTTTCTGTAAGAGTCATGTGCCTTTCTCCTATTCTTTCTCCTAATGAATTTGTTTTTTCCTATTTCTGACCCGATTTTAGGAGAAAGTCAATGTAGCGGTTGATATACCAGATTGCCTTGCGAAGGTCCTCTGAGGTCTTGTTCTTATCTTTCCTACCTGCGCGGCAGATATATTTTATCGCGTTCGCAAGGTGGAAAGGTAAGTCCCACGCTTCGAGGAAGTCGATGACCTCGATGCCGCCGGCGGTATAGTGGGCAGGGTGATTGATCTCATCGTTTGTCTTCGGTGCAATAACCGCCCCCGCTGTTCTGCTGTTACTTGTTTCCATGTGTATCTCCCTCCTGTATTGGACACCAGCCGTCATACGGACAGTGACCGCAGTCGTTATAGTGGCATTTGCCATCAGACTTGATGATTGATGTTATCCAGATCGCATGAATCAGGATAACGAGCATCATGTATGTCAGGCATAAGGCTGCAATGTGCATAGTCAGTCCTCCATTTCTTTTTCAGGGGCTTCCGATTTCTTCATAACGCAGTATTTTGTACGACAGCTTCCGGAACAGAAGCGTCTGCGTCTGCCAGTTGTCGGCTGCTGAAGTTTTCTGCCGCAGAAGATACAGTGGTTATTCTGTTCACACCAGATGGGGTAATTCAGTTTCACAAGGTCAGCGGAACCAGAAAGACCGTGAGCCTTGCAGAAGAGCTGCACCTGATTGATTTTAAGTCCGAGAGCCTTTGCAATAGCTCTGTATCCGATGCCCTGCATACGCATTGCCCGCACCTGTAATTTTTGAGATTCGGTCAACTGTATCACCTCAAAACTGTCGATGTTATGCGGTTAGCGGTATCCACAAGGGGCTCCGCCAAGACTGCAAGGAAAAATGCGGTTAAGTGCTAAAAAAGTGCCGTTTTTATTGTTTTTTGCGTGAAAAACCACCTTTTTTTCGTACTGAAAATTAACGAAACGCATGCTGTTTAACAGTGTGTAGTTTTCCACGGTGATAATGGGAAAGGTGCGGAAATTCTACATTTCTGCTGGTGTTGCAAATCGGAAACTCCCACCATTAGCAGGATCCCATGCCCCGGGATCCTTCAAATTTGCGAATTTTCACACGAGAGGGGGCGACGGTCTTCTGTTGCAAAAACCGTAGAGATTTCGACCCGCCCCCGGAGGTGTGCCCCAGCCCCCAGCCCCGTCCCATAGGTACACCCCTGAGCCAAGTCTGAATCGCAGAGTAGGCCGGTGAGCCGCATTCAGTACTTGTACTCAGGGGTGTGATCCTCGTTTCGGGTCTTGATGCTGTGATGACGGTGGCAGAGGCTCTGCCAATTGCTCTGATCCCAGAAGAGAACACTGTCTCCTCGATGCGGCTTGATGTGGTCGACATCAGTCGCCTTGACGTACCTCCCTTGCTTCAGGCACTCCACACACAGCGGATGGGTCTCAAGGTAACGCTTTCGGGCTTTGTTCCATGCAGTGCCATATCCTCGGCTTCCTGCAGAGCGTGTCTCCTCCGGGTGGAGCGAACGGTGCTTGTTACAGTACTTCGTGCCGTAAGGAACGAGAGCCGCACAGCCGGGATGTCGGCATGGGGTATTTGGTCTCTTAGGCATTGGCTTCACCTCCCGTGATAGCATCATTAAAGGCCTCTACTATATAGTCCGGGAGAGGGCTTCTAAGGGGTATCAACAGAAAATTTTTTCAGTTTTTTGAGAATCTTTAAGGGTGCATCAGCTTTCCCACGGAAGCCCCTTTTTTCCGAAGTGTCCGTATGCGGAAACGGCGTTATAGTCCACATCCAGCAGTCCGAGACTTTCGATAATAGCTCTCGGTTTGAGATCGTAGTTTTCACGAACGTACTGGCTGATGAACTCTTTGTCCTGATGCTCTGTACCGAAGGTCTCCACATACACGGAAACAGGCTCTGCCACACCGATGGCGTATGCAATCTGCACCTCTGACTTATCCGCATAGCCCGCACTGACAATATCTCTGGCAATCTTCCTCGCCATATACGCACCGCTGCGATCAACCTTGGACGGATCCTTGCCGGACATTGCACCGCCGCCGATATGACCGATGCCGCCGTAGGTATCGCAGGCGAGCTTGCGTCCGGTCACACCGCAGTCAGCAAAACTGCTGCCGAGGACGAAACGACCAGTTGGATTGACGAGCTTTGCAAAGTCAGTATTCAGACCGTATTCGGTAGCGGTGCGGATCATGATGCTCTCGATGATCTCACGGAAATCATCGACATCCACATCACGGATATGCTGTACCGAACAGAGGAAGGTCGTGATTCTGCCGCTGTCGTAGTCGAAGCTGACCTGCGCCTTGGCATCTGCTTTCAGCATCCGGCAGGGGTACGCTTTCAGCAGTTCCAGAAATCTGGTTGCAAGCACGAAGGGGATCGGCAGCAGCTCCGGCGTTTCGTTGGTAGCGTAGCCGTACATCATGCCCTGATCTCCTGCACCGCCGACATTCACACCGAGGGCAATGTCGCTGCTCTGGTGATCGACCAGAATCGCAATGTCCAGATCATCGGCTGTGAAGTCCATCTTGTAGTCAAGACCTGCATCGCTGTTCTCTGCGCCGCCGTTGTTAATGCGGTTGAACACCTGCTGCACCAGAGCCTTGTAGTCAGGTTCGTGGGTGCTTGTCATCTCACCTGCAATGACAAGGCAGCGGTTCTTGAAAAGGCACTCGATGGCGACGCGGGAATTGCGGTCATGCCGCAGGCAGTCGGTTACGATAGCATCTGCGATTTGGTCACAGATCTTGTCGGGATGTCCTGCGGATACCTGTTCACTCGTAATAATTCTCATTTGCATTTTACCTCCATATCCTGACACCTGTTGCACCTGCCACGCTTGTAGAACCCACAAAGTAGGCATTTGCAACAGATGTCCACAGTTTCTTCTCGATATTACTTTGTTTTCCCTATCTCTGTAGCACTTGTAGCATTCCGTTCCATAACTTTTCCTATATTCTTCTTTATAGTAATATTTATATATTCACTTGCTACATTTGCTACATAAAATAGAATATAGAAAGATATATATATACTAGAAACAATAGAAAACTACAGAAGATAGGCACTTTTCAGCTTATGCGCCGTCCATAGGTCATCACTCCTCATCGTCCAAAGGTACGAGATCCATTCCTGGCTCTTCACCGCTTACCCAGGCGACATCGCTCACAAGTGACAACGGATTCATATTTCCGGTCGTCGTCTGCTTCCACGGTCTGCGCTTGACAATGAGATATTCCAGAGAGAGCCGCTTATAAAAATTCTGAGAACTCTCATACTTGCATCCATTGTCGCTGCACCACGTCTTATAGTGACTGTAGACCGCCGATGCCTTTATCTCCGAGCCCTTTTCCTTTTTCAGGCACTGACGCATGAACTGCGCGACGCGGTCGGACTCCACACGATACTCCTCGGTCGCTGCCTTGACTTCCTCCGGCTCGTCCAGACCCTCCGCTTTATACAGGCGATAGCCTTCGATACACCAGTTCAGGATGCCGGACAGGTTCTCCGGCTGCATCAGTGTCGTTTTCAGCGTCTTGTCCTGCTCGTGATCCTCGAAATGCCGGGTAAACGGAATGATCTTCAGTCTGCCGGATTCAAACAACGTGCGGTCAGTGACGTTCGGCAGATGATTGGTGTCAATGAAGATCTTCGCCTGCATGTGGAACTCGAAATAGCCCTCGTATAGAAAACGGGCTGTAATAGAACCATTACCTGTGAGCTGCTTTGTCAGAGAGGCATTGATCGTCAGCTTCTGCTCCATCTCGGAAATGCCGACAAATCTTGCACCGGCAAGACGGGCGACATCATCCGAGGAACCGTTGGACTGCCCGCGAAAATAGTTTGTGGCAAGCATATCCGGCTTGGCAGAACGGCCGTATTCTCCCATAACACGCAGGATCGTTTCGATGGTCGTGGTCTTGCCGTTTCTGGTCGTAGGGCCGAACATGATGAACAGACATTCCAGCGAGGTATCGCCGGAGAGCGAGTAGCCGATGGCTTTCTGAAGATAGAGTGCGACATTCTTCCTGCCGACCATGACCTCATCCACGAACTGGATCCATCTCGGACAGGTTGCTGCCGGATCGTAGTTGATGTGGCTGATCTTCGTAATGAGATCCTTGGGGTCATGCTCATGGAATTCCAGTGTCCGCAGATCAAGCGTGCCGTTCTCAAGATTCAGCAGATAGACATTCGCATCAAAAGCGGACATCCTAATCGGATAGACTGACTTTGCGTCCTCCACCATCGTCTTGCGGTTCTTTCGCATCTGGAACTTCTGAACTCGCTTGATATATCTGTTGCGAGTGTCCTCGTCCCTGATCTGCAGTGCAAACGTATACAGCAGATCTGCGAGATGCTTTGCAAGCTCAGCCACGGCGAGTGCGTTCTCATCCGGCTGCCATACCTTGCCGTCATACACATACCAGACATTGCGGTCACCATTGAATCGGGCGATGGGCTTGAAGTAATCGGCGAAAGCGTTGCCGATGCCGATCTCGTCACGCTGGTAGCGAGGATTCGTATGCGGCTGCATTTCGTCAAGCGTGAGGGTGATCCGGGAGAGGTCGGGACGGAAACCCGCGTGTTCTTCCGCTTCTTCATCGTCCAGTGCTTCAAAGTCATCCTCTGCAGAGGAATCCTGAATCGGCGTGTAGATCGCGGAATTGGTAGCAACAGCGTTTCGGATCGTAATCTGGCCGTAGGTCGCATTGCCGGTCTTACGATCCCACTTATCACGCATCAGTCCGGACGTGCGGAAGATGCGGTCGATCTGCTCCTCCACATTTCCGCACCAGAAGGCAAGGATGGATACCAGCGCCATATCCGCATCGGACTGAGAGTCGTAGCCCTCCTCCCAGTTACCGGCATAGAGAGCCTTGAACTTATCACCCGACTCCGATGCGGATGCATGAGCGATTACACCATCATCATCGAGGTACGTTGCAGGCTCGACAGTCTTGGAAGATACACGAGTGCTGCGCTTCATGAAGGTATCAAGCAGTGTGCGCAGAGCATCGTCATTTCGGGTAACAGCACCGTTGCGGTACATATCTCCCGTGACCGTCACAAAGCGGTTGGTCGTTCCCGGCAGATAGACTTCCAGACCGTGTTTGCGGTTGTTGATGTAATACACGGTCTTATCGTAGGCAAAATCCGGGCTGAGTTTGAAGAAGCCGCGCAGTCCGGTACCGGAGGGAGAACGCTCAAAGTAAGCAGAGCTGAAGATACCGAGGATAGATGCAGCGACATCGTTGAGTGCCCCGTCCTCACGGATACAGTGGTCAATATCAATGGCACCGATGCCCTCGGAAACTCTGTAACCGATACCGTCCCATCCTCCGATTGCATAGGATTTCATGGCTGTGTTGAAGTCAGTGAAGGTGGACGGATCGTTGGTTTTTGCCATTGCTCCGGTCTTCGGGTTATACGGCACCTTCGTGGGGCGACCGCTACGCTTCTCCATCTTCCAGACACAGAACGATGCAGACTGTTTCAGCACATCGGGGATATTAACGAAATTTACAGGCATTCAGGTTTGCTCCTTTCCATAATTCTTTCCAGCGCAAACTGTGACAGCACCGCATTCTCGATGCGGTTCATCGCTTCATCATCGGAAATATGCCCTGCATAGGTTCTCAGCGCATACTTGCTGATGGTGGTGAGCTGTTCCGCCAGAACCATAGACGGTGCGAGAAGCTGACCGCCGCCGGTAACGCTGTATGGATCAAGCTGTGTATGACAGGGCAGCTCCGGCTTTTTCAGGTGTCTTGTCATCGGAAGCACATTGACGGTGTCAGCATGAGAGTTGCCGATGTTGTTGGAGATAATAACAACGGGGCGTGTGCCGGACTGCACACTGGAATTGGGATGTGCGCCGAGGTTGGCAAACCAGACGTCCCCGCGCTGCGGAGTGCGGTCTGGGGGAGTATATCCTGCACGCTGCACAGGCGCAGAGATATATTTTCTCGGATCAAAGCCGAGCCCTCTGTGGTATTCGGTTTTCATACGGTTATTCTTTCGAGCCATATAATTTTCACCTCCGGTGTGATAAAAACGAAGCAGAAACGGCGTTACCGTTTTGCAGCATTTCTTGTAATATTTGCGACGTTACCTTTTTGTCGTCAAATTGTCGTCATTTCAGAGACGAGCCTTGACAGCGGCGATCAGCTTCTCCTGCGTGACGTCTTTTGAAGCGAGTGCTTTCAGGACATCTTCATCTACAGTGTCTTTTGTTACGATGTGGTGGATCGTGACAGTGTTCTGCTGCCCCTGTCGCCAGAGTCGGGCGTTGGTCTGCTGATACAGTTCCAAACTCCACGTCAGACCGAACCAGATGAGAATGTGACCTCCAGACTGGATATTGAGACCGTGCCCTGCCGATGCAGGGTGTATCAGAGCAACAGGGATAGAACCGTTATTCCAATCAGAAATATCCGAACTGTCCTTGATATCCCTCGGAGCATAGCCGCAGGCGGTCAGATACTCTATAATTCGTGTGCGGTCATGCTTGAACCAGTATCCGATCAACACAGGCTGTCCGTTTGCCGCTTCGATCAGGTCTTCCAGCATTTCCAGCTTTCGGCTGTGAATGTTGCGTGCTTCCTTGTTTTCGTCATAGACAGCACCGTTTGCCATTTGCAGGAGCTTATTACTGAGACTTGCAGCGTTTGCAGCATCAATATCGCCGTCCTCAAGCGGGATGATAAGGTCGTGCTTGAGCTGATCGTAGAGCTTACGCTCCGCCGCATTCATCTCGACCTCATGGTTGACATACACACATTCCGGCATATCCAGATAGTCCAGTGCTTTCATCGAAATGGTGATGTCAGAGATTTTCTGATATATCTGCTCTTCTGCGCCGGGACGGGGTGTATATGAGAACACCACACCCGTACTCGGATTCATGCTTCCGGGCTTGAAGTAGCTTTCACGGAAACGACCGATAAACCGTCCGAGCCGTTCGCCGCCGTCAAGGATACCAATCTCCGCCCATAAATCCATCAGACCGTTGGATGTCGGTGTACCCGTCAGCCCTACCCATCGTTTGACGAACGGTCGCACCTTCCGCAGCCATTTGAAACGCTGTGACTGATAGTTCTTGAAGGAACTCAGCTCGTCAATGACGATCATATCAAAATCCCAGCGGAGTCCGTTTTTCTCGTAGTATTCCACGAGCCATTTGACGTTCTCGCGGTTGACGATGTATATGAATGCATTGTGATTCACCGCTGCCGTGCGCTCTTTCACAGAACCTACAATGACGGATATCTCGATGTTTTGCAAGTGATCCCACTTTTTCACCTCGGCAGGCCATGTGTCACGGGCAACTCTGAGTGGTGCGATCACAAGCACCTTGTTCACTTTCAGCTCATCGAACATCAGGGCGTTGAGTGCTGTCAGCGTGATGATCGTCTTGCCGAGTCCCATGTCCAGGAATAGTGCTGAAACAGGATGCTCCCGGATATATTCGATACAGTATTTCTGGTAATCGTGCGGTGTGTATTTCATCCGGTATCATCCTCCTCCAATTCATAGAATCCTGCCAGATCATCGGGGGTCTATCGGTTCCAGTGTTTCGCCGAAATCGTCTATCTCAGACGGCAGCATTGTGACTTCCAGATCAGGTATCTTTGCTCCAATACCCTCCGGAAACGGGTCGCCGGGCGTCCATGCAAGAATCGCATCAATGCACGGCTTGATCTGATACAGCCTGTCGATGCAGAGAACGGGAAAGCCTAGCTTCATCAGCTGATACCGTCTTTTTCTCTGCAGCGGGCGCATCATTTTCCCCGGCGCTTTCAGCTCGACAAACACTGTCTTTGCAGGAAAGAACAGAACGAGTCTGTCCGGCAGCCCGTTGGCTGTCTGCGATGTCAGCTTGTATGCCACACCGCCGGCGGCTTTGACTGCCTTGACAAACTCGTTCTCAACCACATATTCTCTCAATGCCTGCCGTCCTTCCAGTATTCGCACCATCCGGACGGGAACGGCGTATGATAGCAGTTCCCGTAGAAGCGGCAGTTCTCACAGCGCTGGTCGTCTACATACAACTCCTCATCGCTGTGGTCATAATCGTCATAACCACCGCGGTTATAAAACTGATAGGTCGAATGCTTTACTTTCTTGCGGGACCTGTAGCCCCTGCGGTCTTTCCAAGTTCTGCTCATGCGTTGATCTCCTTCCACTGTGTTTTCGGCATGGTCGCCACTTGCCAGCCGATGCCTTCCAGCGCAGTGGCTCTGTCGTAGGACTCTACATCCTGCGAAGCCCGCGTGATGGCATTGCTCAGACCGTAGAGGGAGAGATCGCCGCCCTGAATGAGATAGTTGAGAATGCTGTCCTGTTCCGGCTGATTGAGGTCATATGCCTTGCCAGTCAGCTCGATGACATCCTGAACACGTCCCGTGATACGAGCGTGTGTTGCATCCTGAAGGCGACCAACAATCTGAGCGAAACGTGCCTCCTCAATAGCGGCGAGCGTTGCGTCCTTCATCTTCATGAGGAAGACATCGTCCTCCGCCTTCAAAGTAGCATCGGTATACACATCGAAGCTATCTTCCAGAGCCTTCACCTGTCTGCCGACATGAGACTTTCGCTCTCCGAAGTCATTTACGATAGCACCGTTACTGCAAACTAATCTGTATACCAACGGTTGTACCGAGACAGCGCCGAGCCCTACCTCCGAGTTGCGGATGACAACACCAGCCTGCACATAATCGCCGGGAACAACCTGTGCTTCCAGTCGATGATTTACGATCTTAATTGCCAACATTGTATCAGTTACGGCACAGCTAACAACCTCCATCTCCTCCTTGCCGGCGAAAAGCGGCAGGACGGCTGATGCGACTTCCAAATTGTCAATACGGCGGTAGCGGTCGGAAAGCAGCGCACGAGCAACTCTGCCGCTGCCGAAATCCATAGAACGTACCATGTAGGACTGCTCACGGCTGCCAAACCATGCGTTGACATTCTGCGCCAGAAGCTCCGGCTTTTCCTTACGCATGAGATCGTAATACTTTGCCGGAATATTCAACGCACTGCCGATCTGTCTGTGAAAGAGGTCTGTCGTACCGAAAACCTCCTGTGCGCCAGTGTTCAAATGCGTCATCTCGAAGGTGCTGCCGTCATCGGAAAGGTGAAACGCCTGTGCTGGACTGATATAATCCTGTTTTGCAGCGTTCTGTCGCTGAAGTTCTGTCAGCACTTCCGGTAATGATCTGCCTTGTTTCATGTGATCTTCCTCCTCTGATTGTTGTTTATACATTTAATCCTTGTAGTACCACGCCCCCGTATAGCCTGCACTGGACAGCGGAAGACCGTCCGCCCATGCCGGATTCCGGTTCATAATATTGCACACATCATCGACAGTGTATTGTCCTTTCGGTACTTCAAGTATGACCTCATCATGCACATGCCCCACAATGCCGAGCCCTGCAAGCTCCATCCGGCGCATTGCCTCCGCAAGCAGGTCACGGGCGGTCGCCTGCGTGATATTCTCCGTCAGCTTTCCACTGTACGTTTCACCGCGTGTCCATTTGTTGTTTGCGCCGAGACCTTCAAAGGTCAGTGCCATGCGCCCGAATCGGTTCGGCTGCAGCTTGGGTTTGATGTAGGCAAGCCTGCGTCCGGACGGCAGAACGATCCACAGTGTATTTGCAGAAAACTGAAAACCGATCCTGCCGACCGATCTGTCATTGTGATCCTTGACGGTCTCAATGGCAGCCTTCTCGACAGCATACCAGAATTTCACGATCTCCGGGTTTGCATCGCGCCAAGAGGAGATGATGTCGGGAAGTTCATCCTCTTTCAGTCCCATATCCAGTGCGTGCATTGAGATCAGCGCACCGGCACCGCCGCCGTAACCGCAGGCCAATTCCGCCACCTTGCCCTTCTGCCGCAGTTCGCCGTTGATGCCGTGCTTTACGACCGGCACACCAAACATCTGCGATGCAGATGCGCAGTAGATGTCTTTTCCCTCTGTGAATGCATCCAGCCGCCACTGTTCTCCGGCAAGCCATGCAAGTACTCTTGCTTCAATAGCGGAGAAGTCAGCCACGATAAACTCACAGCCATCTTTCGGAATCAGCATAGTTCTTATAAGCTGTGACAGGATATCTGGTGTGTTTCCATACAGCACCTCTATCATGTCAAAGCAGCCGAGCTTTACAAGTTCTCTTGCCTCATCAAGTGTAGAGATGTGGTTCTGCGGCAGATTCTGCAATTGAATCCCGCGTCCTGCCCAGCGCTGTGTGCGGTTCGCACCGGAGAACTGAAACAGTCCGTGCGCTCTGCCGTCCTGACAGATGTATCTCTCCGCCGCCTGATACTTTTTCACAGAGGACTTTGCCATCTGCAACCGCAGCTTCATCATGTCGAGGGCTTCGCCGTCTGCGCTGTGCTTGTCAAGGTCTGTGATAAGAGAAGCGACATTCTTTTTGCCGAGCGAATCCACCTCTATCCCGCGCTCCTCAAGCCAGCCCTTCAGCTGAGATACGGAGTTGGGATTTTCAAGTCCTGTCAGGGCGTAGGCACGTTTTGTCATTTCTTCGGACATTGCCATATTGCAGATAATAGCCTGCTGTACCAGTTCCTTGTCGATCAGGATGCCGCGGTCATTGATGCGCTGATCCATATGGTAGTAGTCCCATTCCTGTGGGAGCAGGGGGAACTTTTCGAGTCTCCGGCGGATATCCCGTTCGGTCTCCACGTCCTGTATGCAGTAGCTTTTGAACAGCTTCCAGTCCTCTGGGGCGTGCTCCGGCAGATTCCTTGTTCTGCCGCCGTTAGACTTGGTCGGCTTGCAGGGAATGGAGAAATAGCGGATCAGCCGTTCACCAACACTGTCTTTCTGCTGTGTGGTTTTCAGAGCCTGCGCCGCCGTTGCCAGCTTCAGCGGGAGGGAGAGCGATGCCGCCCACACCATCGTGCATTGCCATGCATCCGGAGAAAGCTGTGTGCCGAGATATTTTGACAAACAGGTGCGCTCGAATTGCGCGTTCCATGCCGATTTTATAATACTGTCATCCTGCAGTGCATCCATAACATCCGTAGGGAGCTGCTCGCCGCAGGCCATATCCACGCATTTTGTTTCTTCATCGTCAAAGGCATATGCGAACAGCAGGATATGGAAATCTCCCTCTACATAGCGGTACACGCCGCAGTTCGGAAGGTCAACATCCGAATAAGTCTCCAAATCAATAGAAAGTACACGTCTGCTCAATCATCATCACCACCTTATTTATGTAAAGGGAGGACGCACCTCCCTTGTCTCAGCTCAGAAAACCCATATCGTCATCGCCGCCGAAGTCGTCATCCTCGCCCTCGATCTCTGCGAAGTCGGATGCAGCAGTCGGTCTGCCGGCAAGACGCTCACCGTGACGGACAAGCTGAATGTTCTGCAGCCCCGCCGCGATGCCCTTGTTGCCGGATGCCGCGAAACCATAGAAGTTCACGCTCACATTGCAGTAGTCGCCGCTGCCGCACTCCATAGGATCCAGGATCGGCTGTACATGGCGGTCAACAATCTGCGGTGCGTCCTTGCTCGTTGCGTTGAAGAAGAAGTGACCGGCATAGTTCTCATCGTCCGGGCGGTCGATGTCGCCGTCGTGCATCGGCAGCTTAAGATTCGGCGGGATCTTGCCGCCCCACTTCTTCTCCTTGGCGGCCTCCTTCGCCGCCTCGATCGCCTTCTTGATCTTGGCGAGGGTCGCCTTATCGTCCTTGGGGATCAGCAGAGAAACGGAATACTTCTCGTCACCGCCGTTGATGCTGCGTGCTTCCCAGATGTTAGCGAAGCTGATGCGGCACGGCACGATGACCTTCGTTGCGGGTGCGTTGTTATTGGTTGCCATGATATACCTCCATAAATGTTTATTCTTCGTCCGGCAGAGCGGAAAACTCCTCGCCAGCCGTTGTGAGATCGACAGGCTCTCTCGGATCGCTCTCCGGCACGAGCGCCAGCTTTCCGGGCGGCTTGGCGACATATTCACCGAGCAGCTCATTGAACTTTTTCTTGCCCATCATTTTCTCAAATTCTGTCAGTGTGATGAGCGTCTGCTTGTATAGATCGGTGTAGCCATTCTGCACGGCGGTATCGACCACCGCCTTGGTGTCTGTGAAAATCCGCTTGCTGCGTCCCTCGACCACCTTATAGCCGGGAATGGGTACGCCGTGATTGATCGCCTCGGAGGAGACGAATGCGAATACCGCCTCTATCCACGAGGATATCCTGTTCAGCGTCGGTAGTATCTTCGCCAGTTCAGATATCGGGATCAGGCCCGGCTGCTTGAATACGGCTGTATTTGTATCTGCTTCATAGGGCGCGGTCATATCGCTTTCCTCTGCGGTATCATCAAAAGCCCCGGCATCAAGGTCAAGGAAATCCTCACGGCAGAGCGCCAGTGCTTCATCTTTACACGCCTGACAGACAGGTTTGGCTTTACAAAACCTGCACCAGTCGCCGGGATGCTGTTCGCCCTTGCCCTCGTAGGCAAGTTTGGCAATGGGCTTGATGCTTTCCGCCCATTCATTCAGCTCTGTGACTGACATCTCGCAGGTGCTGATATTATCGAGCCTCGGCTGCACGATCGACATTCTGACGATCTCCACATCGTAGATAAAGTCATACGCCCTGAGTGCGCCTATCGCATACAGCATCATCTGCGGGTTGTGGTCGGCATCCACGAAAACGCCTTTTCCATTTTTGTAATCCACTATGTGGAGAAGTCCGCGACCTTCAGCATCTTTTCCTATGACGATCATGTCGCCCGTTCCGAATCCGCTCGGTGCAACGTGGCTGTAGTCCAGCTTCTCCTCCACAAGTGCCATCGGCTCTGTGCCGTTTGCCTTCATTTCCTCGATAATGCCGATCACAAACTCGGCGTAGATATCCGTCGCCTGCTCGATCTCCTCGGTGTAGTATTCCGACTGCGGACGCTCCATGCGGTCATGCAGATACTTGCGCACCTTGTACTCGCACAGTTCGTGTGCAGCAGTCCCTTCCTCGGCAAACTCGCTGGATGTATTCGGGAACTGCTCATTCAGCCGTGCAGACGGCGGGCAGTTCAGCCAGCGTTTTGCCGCCGATGCCGACAGGACTGCATGTGCGCGGCTTGCATGGTCGATGCCCGGCGCATCGGGCGGAACACCGGAGACCGGCTCCTTCTTTTTTCTTGGCATGATGCTTCACCTCCGATCAAAGCTGTGACAGGTCAGTGATGAATGCTTCGTACTTGTCCGCAGGGATGTCGCTGACCTTCGCCGCACCGTAGGACTTCAGCAGCGTGAGGACCTTGTCCTTGTTGGCGCGGTTCTGCTTGATCTTGCCGGTCACAACCTTAATAAGGTCATCGGCAGTCAGTTCCGATGCGGGCTCCTGTTTCTTTGCAGCGGCTTTCTTTTTCGGCTGCTCCTTCGGCTTTTCCTCCGGCTCGGTGTCCCACGGAAGATTGTCTGCTGAGATGATCTCCTCAAAATCGTCGATGTTCAGGTTCTCCGGAGCAGTGTCAGCTGCAGGCTTCGGTACGCCGTTGATCGCCATGTCTGCAAGCTGCTGTGCCATGCCCGGTTCCATTGAATTCAGAAGTTGGATAACACCTCCGAAGATCGTGCCGAGTCCGTCGATCAGCTTCTTTGCGTCCACCGGGATAGGCTCCGGCAGCTTGTTCTTCTCAGTCTCCGTCATAGAGCAGTCCCTCCTCATCGTCATCGTAGTCGTTATCCGGCTCCTCGGAGTCATCTTCGTAGGTATCGCACTGCTTGTCCTTACGGAACGGATGGTTGATCTCAAAGAGGATGCCGTCATCATCGACCTTCAGGTGGAAGATACCGGTATCCAGCTCCATGTTTGGGAGAACGGCAGCCGTGAGCGACATGAACTTGAACATATCCGTAACGGTCTGCGCGACACCTGCCGCCTGCTTGTCCAGCACCGCTCCGATCTGCTTCAGTGCATCCTGACCCTTGTGGTCTGCCGTGCCAGCATTCTGCGGCGTTTTGCGGTCATCGGTGTTGATGCCGCTGCCGTTGTAGCGGTTCTTCGGGGTTCTGATTTCCATAGGCTTTTCCTTTCTGTTGGGTCTTTCGACCAATGTAATGTTGTGCGGCTGCGGTGTGTCCACAGCCGCTTTTGGAGAGGTCTTGTCAAGAGCCTCTGTAATATAGTCCGGGAGAAGGTCGTTAAGGGGTATCGGACAAAATATTTTTTATTTTTTTCATAGCACAGCGCATTCTGTCCCGGACTGTTGTCTGATCAATATTCAGGCGCTCTGCAATTTCCCTTTGTGTATACCCATCACGATAGTGAAGCACCAACACCTCAATCTGCTTATCTGTCAGGTCTGCGAGGATCTCCTCCTTAGTCTCCTTGCGACACACAGCATCCAGAGGATTGACGTTGATCGGCTCCTCGTGCCGCATGAACTCCATACAGCGGTTATCCTTACCCACATATGCATCCATGCTGATCTCGTCCTCACCGTCTGCATAATCCGGGATATCCGAGTGACCAATGCCGGCGTTTGTGTCCATGTGATGCTCGATGCGATGCTCAGCGATCAGGGTAGTGGCTGTGACCCACGGATTATCTTCCAGCAAGCCCGCTTTCAAGGTATCCGTTTCCTTCAGCGTATTCTTCTCTGAATCCTTCAGAGGATTGAAGTGGTAGGTGAAGCTCACACAATAGGGAAGCCAAAGGACGCTGTGATTGCTGCCGTTGTTGTAGTATGCAAATCCGTTACGATACAGCATGATCGTTTTGGTCTGAGCGATTAGCCCCACTGTTGTACGCAGCTTCTTCGGAGTAGGTGTCTTTGCGGGCTTTTTCTGCCCTGGCGTGAGGTCTAGCATCTTCAGCAGCTCACCGAGAGTGGTTTTGTCCGTGATGGGCGGAAGATGCTTTGCCGCGGTCGGATGATACGTCATATCAGCCGCAGTTGCTTCCTCATCAATAAACGCCGATGTGAGCTTCTCCGCAGTCTGCATCAGGTTGATGCTCTCATTGTTCATCTCGTTCATAATCAGTTCCTTTCTGCAAGGAACACACTAAGCGGCAGATGCCCACAGCGCAGACTGCAGATCCTATTATAGATAGGGCACGCAGACAGCAGATGGTCGTGAGGGTACAGTTATCCTTTCATCCTGACATTCCGTTTCAGATATGTCTGGGAGTAAATACTGTATTCCATTGTGAGCATCTGTCCGCCAGTGCGCGCCCTGACTTTCAGTATGTTGTTTTAGCTTTTTTGAGGCAGTTTAGTTCTCAACCCTCCACCTCATAGAGATACTTACGGAGTCTATTGATACCGGCATTGATTCTGTCTCTTGCTGCAGTTGTGGAAATGCCAAGCATCCTGCCGATCTCCTGTTGCGTATAACCTTCTACATGATATAGGATCATCGCCTCCTTCTGACGATCTGTCAGCGTATTCAGTGTTTCCATAGCACACATCTTCCCCAGCACCAGATTCTCAACAGATTCACCGTGAACGTATCTGTTATACTGCTGAACGTCAGAAGCAATTGACGGATGCTCAGAAATTGCCCTGCGTGCCGCCATATCGTTATTTTCCTCCAGCTTGTCTTCGGCGGTCAGCAGGAGTCTCACCGTCCACGGCTCATCGAGGAATTCCTCGAATGTGATATCCGGTTTTGTTGCGCTATTCCTCTGATTTACCAATTTATCATGCTCGGTGTCGTAGTGATACTCCTTGCATCTGTCCACACGGAACACAGCATAACGCTTCCAAGCCTCTGCAAGCGCAAAACCATTCTCATAGATCGACAGGCAGAAGTTTCTGGTACAGTAGACGGCGATAGGCTCAAAGGAGGACTTCAGCGCCTTTCGCGTCGGGAGCGACGCCCCTCTGGTGGGGGTGATCATTGTCAGCAGCTCTCTGAGAGTCAACTTGTCATTGAATGCGACGATTTTACTTTTCGCCTTTGCAGGGGCAGCGTTCTGCTTTATACCATTTACCTCGCGGTTGTATATGCCCATTCTCTTCTTAGCCATATTCGTTTCCTCCCTTCAGTCGATCACGCCGTCAGCAACATCGGCATAGCAGTTGTCGGTCATATCGCCTGAACCTTTATACTCACGGAACCCAGCGGCAGTGAACACAAGCACCGGAATACCACACTTCAGAGCTTCCTTGATCTCTGCGCTCATACCTGAACTGATTCTCGGACTGATGATCCACAGTTCATCGCAGCATCTGAGAGCCTTCAGCCCCAGCTCCATGCCGAGCGCACGCTCGAACTCGTCATCATCGTTCAGGAACTGCGGATAGAAGAGATGTGGTGCAACCGGATCACAGCCACGGAGTGCGGCGAACGTGCAGGCATCCTTGGCGAGCTTCAGATTGTCGATCAGCTCGTTGGCGCGGAGGATAGGATCGGTGGAAACCGGGCGGAGGGGGCTGCAGATGTAAACGGTCTTTTTGTCCACAATTGTGGACACTTTTGCAGTCTGAGCAGCAGTAGAGTTTTTCATGATAGGTACTTCCTTTCTGGATATCGGTTTATTGTAGCGACGTATGCCGCCGACCAGTAGCTACAAAAATAGCCGGATGCATACGAAGGGAGAACATACAGCTACTAACCATATATCCTGTGCTTGTAGGTATAGTTCGAGCCTATGACTACAAGATGTAGTAGCTTGTATGAACATCCACTGCCGTATGCATCCGGCGTGAAGTGTTGTTTTCAGTCTTTGGAAGGTGGTGCCTGTCCTTGACTGTGTTTATATCATAACATATCCCATTCATCTTTTACATACATAAAAAACGGGGGCTGTTTTTTATGCACTATGCCTGTAATGGCTTCTTATGTCAATCTGTATTTATTCATAACATCTAAATTAAATGGATATTCTATGAATATTCTATTTCTAAACTGTTTCAAAAACGCAAATCGCCCCCATTTTTTCTGGGGGCTACACGAAAAATAGTTCAGAGCATAAAAAAAGGAGGCCCGAAAGCCTCCTAAAAAAACCATATTTCGCTGTTTTTACATACTTTTCTTAGCGTACCGCTTTTTTTCCTCACAATCTCTCGTCCACGGCGTAAAGCCCTCTGACTTAAGCAGATCATTGATCTGGAACACATTTGGTTTCTCTATCAGCTCAAAAATCGTGACATAGAGTTGGTGGGCGGGATTGCTCATATCATATTCGACCTTTGCCTTCTGCATAAGGTCGATACGAAACGACTCCTCAAGTTCCAAAGCCACACAGAACGCCAGCACCGTTTCAAGTTTCACTTTTTTACCGCTGCGCATCTTGTTGACTGTGTTCACACCCATACCGCTGCGGTCAGCGACCTGATCCGAGGTAACGCCGCATCTTTCCATATGGAATCGCACCGCCTTGCCGAATTCGTTAACTTCTGAAGGTTTAGCGAGCTTATCGTTTTCTTCAGAGATCTCGTACATTGCCATGCGGATCTTCTTTCGCTGCTCATCACTGAACGACCGGTTTTCGGCCGTGATCTCGGTCAGGTCGTCCTTGTGCAGCTCACCATAGGTATAGCTGTAGTCAAATTCCGCATAGATACGCTTGAAATCCAGACAGCACTCTGCCATGTGGTGTCTTGCATACTCCGTCAATCCCATAGCGATGCCATGTTCCTTGCGGATATACCTGTCGCTGTTGATGACAACATGACCGTCCAGATAGATGAACTTCTTGGAGCGGACAAGCTCTGCAAAGGTCTCGCAGGATGCGAACACATCCGAAATATGGCGGAACGACAGTGTATAGGTATAGTCATCCGGGAATTTCAGTTTGACATCGTAGTCCTCGACATATCCTGTGGTGTTGTAGACATACACACCGCGCACTTCCGGCCAGCCAAGCTCGATGATACGCTTCTTCGCAGCGTTGCGGGATACTCCGAACTTCCATTTCACAAGGTCAATCAGTTCTCTGTAATCGTCCCAGTCAGGCTCACCGGGCAGTCGCTCGAAGAAGTTCAGGATGACCTCGGATGTCTGTTCCTCCGGCATCTGAATAAAGCGTGGGATGGCATTTGCCTGTGTTTCCATCCATTTCAGGCAGCTACGCTGCGTCTTGGAATAGAAGTAGTCATTGAACTCCGGCATCTTCCTGCCGACCATTTTCCGATAGTAGCTCTGCAGCTCATAGAAGAGGTTGTGAAGGTAAGCATGAACGCACTCATGAATAATAGCGTTCTGTGCTTCTTCCTCCTCCAGAGACTCATCCACAAGGATCGTAGGACTGTCGATCCGCATTTTGACAGCTTTGCATTCCTTATCATAGACGGTTGTATCCCGCTTGTCCAGGATCAGCTTGGACTTGACATTTCCGTTTTTTGACAGTCGGGCATACTTGATGTCAAGCCCCATAGCCTTTGCAATCGAAGCAGTATTGATGCGGCAGGGATAATTCGACTTATATGAATAGTAGCTGTTGAGGATATCCTGTGCAATGCTCTCAAATTCTTTCTTTGAAAGGATGGGAACCAGAAACTCATCTAAGGGATTGTTCAGCCGGATAAACTGACCATTGTAGAGCTCCGCACCGCACAGAAAGTCTGAACCGCCGTAAGAGCAGTAGAAGCCGTGCAAGATATACTTCTGGCATTGCCGGCAGCCGTTCATCTCGAACACGACATCGCATATCACATACATATCAAAGGAATCGTGATCAATGCGGTCATATCTGCCTTCCTCGATGATGACAGTTTCGATCTCGGCATCCTGTGGAACGCCCCACGGCAGCGGAAGCCGACGATAGCAGTGCAGTTTTCGGATATACTGACCGTACTCCAGTGTGTAGTTCCATTTGAGAAAATCGGTGAAGGACACGATCTCCGGCAGTTCTCCGTGCCAGTCGGGGTTACGGATCACTCTGTACTGTCCCGGATGCAGCTTATCGGGAATGGTGAGAAACGGTCCTCTGTCAAGATATATAGTCATTTACGCCCTCCTGTTTCGCAACTTATGGTATTTCCAACATAGCTCCAGTCTCTTGTTCTGTATATCTATCGTGGCGAAGTGGGTTGATGGCGAAGTTGTCAGTACTCTGACCGGCAGCCTGTCCTGTCACACACCTTTAAACAGGATTTGCGGCTACACTGTCGCCGTTTGCGGACTTGGGTATCATTTCCCCCTAGGCTAAATACCAACGCCCTTATTATAACACACATTTCCAAACTTGTAAAGTACAATTTCAGCATTGACAAAACATTGTTTATGTGTTATAATGGATAGAAGATCCAATAGCTACGGACAATTTCGAGCATTTTGGCAACCCGTTGTTGAAAAATGCTCGCAAAAAATTGTAGATATGCACAATTCTTAACCGAAACATTTGTTTGAGTTGTATGTTGCTATATTGTTGTATTGATATATAACATTTCTGAAAGGAGTTTATTATGGCACAGAAGAAACCTGCTATCACCATTGCTACCCACAAAGCTGATGAACCTAAACAATCAGCACCTGCTGCCACTCAGCGCATAAGGCGCAGAAGCACACAGGCGGCTCCGGGGGATACTCGTTTCCTTGATGCAAGGACAATGACACCCGTGAAAATGGAAGTGCCTACAATATGTGACCGCATACGTTTTTACAGGGAAAAAGCGAATATGGAGCAGAAGGAACTCGGCAGCCGTATCGGAGTGAGGGGAAATGCAATCTGCAACTGGGAGAATGGCAGAGGACGGCCTGATATAAGCTTGCTCCCATTGATATGCGAAGCTCTGAATGTTTCTCTCTATGACCTCTTTGCTATCCCGATGCCTATTGACAAGTACACAGCCGAGGAGCAGGAGCTGATTGAGAATTACCGCAAACTGTCCGATTCCCACAAGCATGTACTGAGAGGAACTCTTACCAACCTTACAGAAGCGCAGGAAGCGGAAAAACGCCGCAAAGTCATAGAGCTTGTATATCATGACAAGCAGCTTTGTGCGGGCTTTGATCCTGGTCTGGAGTTTGATGATACCGGCGAGCCAATCTATCTCTATGACAGAGAAGGACTTTCCGATGAATATTCTGTTTTTCCTGTCAGCGGAGACAGTATGGAGCCTGACTATCACGATGGGGATATGGTACTTGTAGATGAATATCCCGGCTGCGGAAAAATAGAAACCGGTGAGATCGGTGCTTTTATTATTGGCAACGAAACGTACATAAAGATTTATGAGAAGGACGGTCTCCACTCGCTGAATCCTGCCTACAAGACTATGAAGTTCAATGAGGATGACCGCGTGTACCTGATTGGTAAGATCGTAGGAAAGCTCACCGATGAGGATATTGTCTCCGATGCTGATAAGAAAAGGTATCTGAGGATCAGGGGAAAGTAAGAAAAAGGGCCATATTTTCCAATTCAACAGATTGTTGATTGCCAAATCCTGAATTATCGGTTATACTTTACGCAAGGAGGTGATCCAACATGGATCTTAGAAAAACAGGACGGCTGATCTCAAAGAAGAGAAAGGTTCTGAACCTGAAACTTGGGCAGTTATCGGAAAAGCTGGGTGTAACACCGCAAGCGGTGCATCTTTGGGAATCGGGGCAAAGGTATCCTGATGTATCATCGCAGATCATGATTCACAAGGTGCTGAACCTGAACCCTGTCGAACTGATTACTGGACTAGAAATGTTCGATGATGAGCTGAAAAAGGGTATCAGCTCCTACATGAACAGAATCGATGAAAAAGTGTTTGTTGCAGGCATGGTGCAGGACGAGGACGGAAACGATGTTTATATGGACCTGTCGGAGTTCGAGGTAGTGCTGCCGGACAAAGACGGCGCTCTGTCCGATAAATGGGTTCCCTACACAGATTACTATAATGTAGAGCCGCCGAAAGAGAAACTGCATGACAGTTCTGATGCTCCGAGGACACCATACGATCCTACAAAGATTTACCTGAACCACCACCACAGTATCCTGACTATCCCTGTCGAGATTCTGCAGAAGCTGGGGAAGCCTTTGTACTTCAGCATTGGTCGGAAGAATGGGTATCTGTTTATCGTCATTGAAGAAAAGATGGGTGAGAACGGCTTTGACATACCGGAGAAGGTTTACAACGGAAAGTGGAAGGGCATTCAAGTCTACGGCGGCGAGTTCGGACACGCCCTCTGCATTGAGATGGGAGTGCGGCACTATCTGGATTTGCTTGAAATTGTCCCAGAAATCGACACGAAAAGGAAAATCGTTGTCATGCCGCTTGATGAGGTGAAACGGTCAACTGCCGATATTAACAGCCCCGAATTCCTGCTTCCGCAGTGGCAATATGAAGAGCTTGGGGCGGAAGACGATGTAGACAGCGAAAATGAGGATTGCGAGTGACATCGTCAGGTATCATGGGTGCCGTTCCTAAATGTCGTAAAACGAGTGCTGTATAAGTAAAAATTATGAGAATAGAGGCTCTGCCTTGTTCTGCTCAACATAGATAGGAGTGGAACGGCAGAGCCTGAATTTTTGCTTGCAGCACTTGAAAGTCGAGGGGGATTGTGGTATAATGGAAGATGTATAAGTATATCCTACTGGATGTCCTATCAAGCTGAAAGAGGTATTGAATATGGCTGAAAAGAACACTGCCAATATTGGCTTTGAAAAGCAGATCTGGGACGCTGCCTGCGTGTTGTGGGGGCATATTCCGGCTGCCGAATACAGAAAAGTTATCGTGGGACTTATCTTCCTGCGTTACATATCAAGTGCTTTTGAGAAGCGTTATAACGAGCTTGTGGCTGAGGGTGACGGCTTTGAGGACGAGCCTGACGCATACCTAATGGACAATATCTTCTTTGTGCCTGAAAAGGCTCGTTGGTCTGTGGTGTCCGCTGCAGCTCACACGCCTGAGATTGGCTCTGTCATCGATAATGCCATGAGAGCTATCGAGGCGGAAAATAAAACTCTGAAGAATGTTCTTCCGAAAAACTATGCCAGCCCAGATCTTGACAAGCGTGTTCTCGGTGATGTGGTTGACCTGTTCACCAACATGGATATGATGCAAACCACGGATAAGCACAAAGACTTACTTGGAACAACCTATCAGTATTGCATTAAACAATTCGCCGCTTATGAAGGTGTAAAAGGCGGCGAATTCTATACCCCCGAAAGTATAGTTAAAACAATCGTTGCTATTTTGCAGCCGTTTGAAAATTGTCGTGTCTATGATCCATGCTGTGGTAGTGGCGGTATGTTTGTGCAATCGGCAGATTTTGTTGAAGCGCACAGCGGAAAAAGAGACTGTATATCTGTTTATGGTCAGGAATCTAATGCTGACACATGGAAAATGGCAAAAATCAACATGGCGATTCATGGAATTGGGGCTAATCTGGGAGAGTATCAAGCAGATACATTCTTCAATGATCTGCATAAAACGCTGAAAGCCGACTTTATCATGGCAAATCCGCCGTTCAACCTCTCCAACTGGGGGCAGGACAAGCTCAAAGATGATATTCGTTGGAAATACGGTGTACCGCCTGCCGGAAATGCGAACTATGCGTGGATACAGCACATGATACACCACCTTGCACCAAACGGCAAGATCGGTCTGGTGCTTGCGAATGGTGCGCTGTCTACGCAGTCCAGTGGTGAGGGCGATATTCGTAAAAATATCATTGAAGCCGACTTGGTTGAGGGCATCGTGGCGATGCCGACACAGCTTTTCTACTCCGTCACTATCCCTGTAACTCTGTGGTTCATCACAAAGGGCAAGAAGCAGAAAGGCAAAACGCTGTTCATTGATGCCCGAAAAATGGGCTATATGGTTGACCGCAAGCACCGTGACTTCACGGACGAGGACATTCAGAAGCTCGCTGACACGTTCAAGGCATTTCAGGACGGCACATTAGAGGAGGTCAAGGGCTTCTGTGCGGTGGCTGACATTCAGGCTATCGCTGCACAGGATTACATTCTCACCCCCGGTCGCTATGTCGGCATTGAGGAGCAGGAAGATGACGGCGAGCCGTTCGATGAAAAGATGAAGCGTCTGACTTCGGAGCTTTCGGAGATGTTCAAGAAGTCCCATGAGCTTGAAAATGAGATCAGGGAGAAGCTGGGGGCGATTGGGTATGAAGTCTGAATGGAAAGAGTGTCAACTCGGTGATTTGATAACATTCCAAAGAGGTCACGATTTACCGAAAACAAAGATGCAAGGTGGGAATTATCCAGTTGTCGGTTCAAACGGTATTATAGGATACCACAATGAATATACAACAGAATCACCGAGCATTACGATAGGACGAAGCGGTAATGTTGGCAAGCCTTTTTTATACAATGGCAAATCATGGTCGCATAATACTTCGCTTTATATCAAAGAATACAAGAATGTTGACCCCATTTTCATCTATTATTTTCTTCAAACACTTGATTTAGGTAATTATGCAGGTGGAAGTGCCGTTCCTACGCTTAACCGGAATCATATCCATACACTTAATGTATGTGTGCCTATGGCGAGTGAGGAACAAAAACAGATTGCAAGTATTCTTTCTTCTCTGGACGATAAAATAATGCTGAATACTGCGATAAATGATAATTTACGCCTGCAAGCAGCCTAAATCTTGACCGCCGACACGTCGATCTCGCCGTTCATCAGTTTCGGCAGGAGTGTGTCACGAATAGACGAAAGATAACGATTTTCGTACTCTAAAGCTCGCTGCTGTTCAAATAGAGGACTGCAAAACCGCTGAAATTCAGCTAATGTATCGTTGTCAGGAATGATTGCCGTAAAATTCTTCATGGTACTGCCTGATACTTCCTTAAATGTAGAACCCGAAGCAACATTTTCAATTGCAGAAAGGTTTTCTTTCAGAAAATAATAAACAAAAGCAGTACCTACATTATCAAATGGAACAATAGACTTGAAGCCCTGATTTGTGCATACTTGACCGTCTGCAATAGCAATATACCCGATAGGCGCACGAGAGCTGAACAGTACAGTGCCTTTCGGCATAAGGGTAGCACTGCTTTTGGCAAGCCCTAATTCTGTAATATCTGTTTCGCCGTGAGCAACAAATTTGGATTTGTCATTAGATAAGTCTTTAGGGGTTATCCACGCTATTCCGTCGCTTGTATAGTATTCCTCAACCTTTTTTGACGGAGTACCTCCACCGACTACATTGCCCAAATCGGAAATAGTGCCTATTCTCCAATTCGGATCAGCATTGGTGATAAACAGGTCTACGAAATACGCCTGCGCCTGCTGCTCTAAATTTTCATTTATATTAGGAGATAATGAAATGATAAAAGAAAAAGATCAAATACAACGTTTTTTCAGGATTAGAAGATTCTTCAATTTAAATGAAGTTGTTGTATTTCCACAATCTGCGGACACATTACATTTGGTTGATACTATTTTCAAAGAAGAAAACTGGCATTTATGGACGGATAGTTCTGGAAAAAAAGATCCGCCTCCTGATTTCTACTCTAATCATTACAAAATAATGATGGATATGATGGAAATATACGACGATGAAAAAAAGAAAGGCGTAAACTCAAAAATAAGAGAACGCAAATATGAGCGTATGATTATTGGACATCGCTCGTCTCCTGAAGACCTGAAACTTGTGTGCAATATTCTTCCAGATAAAGCTAATAATATTTTTCATGATTATAAATCATACATAAAACATTTTGAAAGAGTAGTCAATGAACATATAGAGAGTATCAAATTATATCAAAAGAATCATCCGGGGTTTAAAACACTTTTCTTTCTTTGGGACGAATCTATTTCATATTTCAAAACTAATGCAGAAGGAAAGCCTGTTGATATTCATAGGTGCTTTGAAGATAAGCGATTTGTTAATCTATTTCTTAGTAACGGAATAGACTATGTTTTTTGGTTCACACCATATAAAAAAAGCAATTATGACAATGAATACCCGTTGATGGCATTTTATGATGTTGAAAAAACAGATATAAACGAGTGCATCGATTATGATACTTCAAGTATCATATGTGCAGAAAAGCAATAAACAATTGGTTGTAGTGAAGTTGGTACACCGAAAGGAGTACCGACAATGAAAAACGATATAATTACTACTATTGAGCAAGCTATGCTGAAAAAGCTCGATAATGCTCAACTTCAAGAGCTTCACGCCATACTCGTCAAGGCTTTCAAGGGCGTGACGGTCACGGCTGTAGCTGATGCCGACAAAGCACCCGACAATACGGAGATATTAGAGGAATTCCTCTCTGCAAAGCGAATAGAGGGGTGTTCGGAGAAGTCGCTCAATTACTATCGCAAGACTATAACGGCGGCTCTTGACAATATCGGCAAGGGTATCAAGCATATCACAACGGACGATCTGAGGGCGTATCTGACCAACTATCAGGCTGAAAAGAAGTCCAGCAAGGTCACTATGGATAATATCCGCCGTATCCTGTCGAGCTTCTTCTCTTGGCTGGAGGACGAGGACTATATCATCAAAAGTCCCGTTCGGCGCATTCACAAGGTCAAGACAAGCAAGACGATCAAGGAAACCTACACGGACGAGAACTTGGAGCTAATGCGTGATAACTGCGTAGAATTGCGGGATTTAGCGATGATTGATATGCTTGCTTCTACGGGTATGCGTGTCGGTGAAATGGTCTTGCTGAACCGCAGCGACATTGATTTCAATGAGCGTGAGTGCGTGGTGGTCGGCAAGGGCGATAAGGAGCGTATGGTGTACTTCGATGCCCGTACAAAGCTCCATTTGCAGAGCTATCTTGATTCTCGGACAGACAGCGATCCTGCCCTGTTCGTGTCGCTCCGATCTCCCCATAAGCGGTTGACGATAGGTGCTATTGAGCTGCGGTTGCGTGAAATGGGACGAAAACTCGGTATAAACAAGGTACACCCTCATAAATTCAGGCGAACGCTTGCGACTATGGCTATCGACAAGGGTATGCCGATCGAGCAGCTTCAAAGGTTGCTCGGTCATCAAAGAATTGATACGACACTACAATATGCGATGGTAAAGCAGAGTAATGTGAAGCTGGCGCATAGGAAATACATTGGATAGGACGGTGATTTTT